TGCTGAAGAATTAATACAATTTGGCGATGGAACTGAATATGGAAACATGATTGAGATTTTGGATGATTATGGAGAATATAAATATGGTCACGTATCTACAGAAACAAGTTCAATGTACACAGGTTTAAGAATAGAGATGAGGGCTTATGATGAAAATGGACAATTTACAGGTAGCACATTAAGTTGGAGATTATATGGTGATGGTGATTCTGGTACAGAAACATCTACTATTAATTTAAGATTAGTTGAAGGTTGGACTACTACATTTGAGGAAGTTGTTTCAACAAAAGGATATTTTGATGGTCATGGTCCACAAAATTTCAGTGTATTCATAGACGATATGGTAGTTAAAATGTATTATGATGGAGTTTTATTTCATGAAGTAGATGTAATACAAGATTTAGAATATGAAGATGCTGAAGATGTATTTTTATATCGGTTCAGAGATATGCAAACAGGTTCGGTATCTTCTGGGAAATTCGGAAATGAAAATGAACAAGAACAAGAAGAACTTCCTTCTTGGACAGAAGGAATAAATATAAATATGATTCATCCTAATGATGGAGATACTTTAAATGACCATGCAAGGCAGGATTTAGCTTTTGAAGTTACAGGATTTCCTCAGGCTCCCTGGCATTGGTGGGGTAGAGATTACCAGTTGATTGTTAATTTAAATGATAATGAACAGGTAGTAGGTGAAGGCAAACCTGAGAATTTCACATTTTCAGATTATATGGAAGATATTTTCGGTACTTATCCCAGGTTTGGAAATAATACCTTAATGATTTCTGTAAGGCATCCCCAGGAAGGAACATACATCGCAAAACAGATTTCATTTGATGTAGGTATGCCAGGCGATTATGGAGAACAGGGAAGCGGTCAATTTTTTAAATATACTGGTATGATTACTTCTGATGGTCGATACCCTTTCATGACTGTATCAACAGAGCGATTTACCTATGAACAGGAAGGGGCGGAAGAAGTAAAACTCGTTATAAATAATGAGCATGAATATACTAATACTCATACTTCTGATGGTATGGGTAATTTCCAGGAAGTTGACGCAGGGCAGGTATTTACGGATAGAACTAATACATTCCGATTTTTTATTGATTGGGAAGGTGATGGAAATTTTATACCTGTTTTAACTCGTACATTCGATGTGGTAATGCCTTGGGATGATGACCACGATGAACTTCCGCATTTTGATTATGAGTCCGGGGAATGGGTATTCCCTGAAACTCATGAACAGTTTACGAGACCAGATACAGTAACGGGTTGGATTACGCATGTATTTAATTCTATCTTTGATTTTTTTGATACGATGATTAATAATTTGAAAGAATTAAGCAATAAATCCTTTGAAATTGGGCAATTAGTGGCTCAATTTTTTAATTTCTTGCCAGGGCAAATAACTGCTATGATGATAACTGGCTTCGGATTAGTTATTTTATTACGTATTTTAGGACGGTGAGAGAATGGAAGCGTTAGAGCTTTTAGGAATGCTATTCGGTAATATTGATGTGGTCTTTCATTACGAAGTCAATATCATGGGTCTTAATACAACAATTCTTTCAATTCTCTTATGGTTTGCATATTTAACTATATTTATATGGGTTGTCCAGGCAGTTTATGATTACAAATACTGGTAGGTGAGAACATGGACAGGCAGGGAAAGGCATTTTTACAATTATTCGTTTTGATTATGGTTGTAATCGTTTTATTCGGTTTTTTCCTCTCTTTCCAGGTTCAAGCAGAAGAGGAAGAAGGCGAAGAACAAGTGCAAGAAACACAAGAACAAATTGATTATACAGAGCTATTAGAAAGCATAGAACAGAAATTATATATAGAGATAGAGCAGGAAGAGGAAGAAAATATACAGGTTACAATAACTGAATATATACAAGAACAAAAAGAGCATACAGAAACGGTAAAACAGAAATTACATAGAGTTGATTTATTGGTTTTCTCGTTGTTTATATGGATTGTTCTGGTATCAGTTACCGCAAAAATTAAAGGGGGAATCTAAATGATTGAGCTTATTACAGGATGGATAGGACAAGCCCCGGAAGGTTTAGAGCATTATGAATATATGGCAAGTTTGTTAGTGGCTGTTTATATGATAGGTTTCTTTTTACGGTTAATGTTCGGTTGGGTGCAATCCTTTTGGGGAAGAACATAGCGAAGCCTGGCGAAGCCTGGCGAAGCGATTACACCAGAAAGGAGGTGATACCATGAAAAAGTTTTATAGTAAGCATAAGGTAAAAATCCAGGTTGGGTTGTTGAGTTTTGCTCTGTTGCTCATGGCGATGCCAGTTGGTGCAGAAACGGCAGATACTCCCGATGAAGCACTAATTACGCAGTTAATTGGCGTTGTTACTGATGCTATTGAAATTTTCCTTTCTCCGCCTTTGGTATGGTTTGTGGTTTTGGGTTTGGTAGGAGCATCAATCGGCATTGTAAAGGGTCTGATTCCCAGGAAACGTACGAAGTAATAGTATTAAAATAATCCTGCTACCAGTTGGCGTTGGTTAGTCCTCTCTCCCTGCTGGTAGCAGGTATTATTAAAGGTGGTATAACATGATAGAGTTAATATGCGGTCATCCTGGAAGTGGTAAAAGTTATACACTTGCTTATCGGGCTATAAAAGCCAGGAAAAAGCGGAACGTTTTTACCTCCTTTGCAGTAGCTGGCTGTTATAAGTTAGAGGAAGAGCACTTGATGTATTCCCTTTTTCCCGAAAATAGCTTACTTCTGATTGATGAGACGGGTTCAAAGTTTAATAGTCGGAACTGGTCAAAGTTTCCGATGGAAGTTTTTGAGTTATTCTCGATGCATCGTCATATGCGTTTAGATATGGTTGTAGCTACTCAAGACAGTATGTTTGTGGATACTAATATAAGGCGTTTGGCTCAATGGTTTTGGTGGATGAAGAACTATCCTTTCTGTTTTATCGGTAGATTATACTACAAAATGGAAGATATAGGGCATAAGGACGACAGGTGTAAAGGTAAGTCTATCGTGCCAAAACGCAAGAAATATTTTAATGTTTTCGATTCATACTCGGAACATCTCCGGCTGGACAGAAGGCAGTATGATTTTGAATCCTGGACGGTGGAAGAGCAGGTGCGTTCATCTTGGATGTTAAAATTTCTAGATTTATAGTATTTTTTTTTCTCTAAATCCTTGACACGTTAGGCGAAACATGGTAGAATGTAATTAATCGAAAACGAAAGGGAGGAATTGAGAATGAAAAAGTATCTTTATGAAAACCCGAGGGGTTTCGCAAATGAATTCTTCGTGTTCAGCGTTACTCCGGACTTGATGGAAGAGGCGAAGAAGATTATCGAATCCTACGAAGGCGACACTGACGGCGAAGCTCGCTTCATCACCAGGAAGGAAGCGGAGAAAATTACAGCAGGAGAACGGAGAAAGGCAAGGGAGCAGGAGCAGTCAGGGTTGAACGTGTCTCAAAACCCGGTTGGAGCGACGGAGATAGAGTCGTTAGAGTATTACTTGCATAGCAGGGCAGGACAAAAAAATTACTAGCAAGGGAGGAATTGAGAATGACTAAGCAAAGAAGAATTAATGACATTAAGGGAATGAATGCGGATTGGAAAAATCTAATTAAAAGTTGGAATGAAACTATTGAGGAATTGCAAAGAAGGAATTTAGAAATGGACAGGAATAAAAGGGTTTTAAGAGATATGATGTTTGCAACAAAAGATGGTTCAGAGCAGGAGGAAGCATTAGCTCAAGCGATTGCAAGCATAGATTGTAATATTAACGAATATGAAGAAAAAATAGATTATGCAAAAGGTCAGATTAATAGAGCTAAGGAAAGAATCGAAGAAAATATGGTTGAAATGGAAAAAATACAAGAAGGTAAAATTTGCTTTCGCTGTAACGGTGAAAATAATAATGGTTTGTGCTTTGTATGCGGTGAAATCTTAGGAAAGGAGGTAAAGGCATGATAGCAAAACTGGAGCAAAGGTCAAAGACGTTCCAGGAGCTCCTGGACAAGCTAAGGGATGATAAGGAATTGAGTTTCTACTACCTTGGCAGGATTTCAGAACTAGAGCGAATCATAAGAGAATTAAAAGAAAAAGATAGAATCTCGGCATAAAAAGAAAAAGAGCAATCATCTTGGCAGGGTGGTTGCTCTCCTTATTTAAAAACTATATAACGATTGGGTGATTATTATTATAACACATTGTAATGTATTCTTCAAATTTTATAATAACGGCATAATGGAGATTGTTTATGATAAAAAAGGGAAAGTAATAGAAACAGGCATCAGTAATAAGCCTAAAAAAGGAGAAGGGGATAAAATGAATAAGGATATAAACATGGAAAGAGCTTTAAGGAGAGCAAAGGCAGTTGTTAGACAAAAAATAATAGCGAATAATCTATGCTATCATTGGACAGTAACTTATTCAATAGAGCAGGAGAATCGCCAGGAAGCTATTGACGACTTTAAAAACTTTATTAAGAGGTTAGGGTATCATACAGGAGAAAAAATCAATTATGTGGCGGTTATGGAAATCCAGAAAAAACGGCAAAAGAGAACTGGTAAAGCTGTTATCCATTTTCATATTGCTATAGATAAGCGGATTTGCAAGTATAAATTCCAGGAGGTTTGGTCGCATGGTGTAACCTGGGTTACACCGTATCTAGACGATTATGTGAAAGAAGGGCAAGCATCGGGAGAGCTTCTCAAGGTGGCAGGATATTTAACAAAATATTTTGCAGAGGATTTTGAGCATGTAAAGAATATGAAAAAGCGTTATCTATGTTCGCAAGGTCTCAGGAATCCTTCAAAGGATTCCTGTTGGCTAAATGATAAAAAGGTTTTAAGCCAGATTGAAGCGATGGCTCAAAAAGATAATGATGACATTACCTGGATTCAATGCGATGAACTGGAGCTTTTGAAATTAATACCATACTTAGAAAACAGGGAGATCTCCCGGCAGTTGGTATAAAACTCAATAACAACCACAATAAATAATCATCATTTCCAGGCGACGGCATTTCCGTCGCCTCCCGCCATCTAGCCAAAATAACAAACTTTTCCATATTATCCACATTTTCCACATTCCAGCAAGCCAGCAAATTGCTTTTTGCTCTTGAGCAATATTTGCTGTGCCTTGCTGTGATTGTGGGAATTGTGCGTTAATGTGGTAAAGTTGCTTTGTTATTCTTGGCGGTTAAAATGATTACCATTTATTTGTTGTGGTTGTTACCTTTGGCTTTGCAGTTGGTTTTATATAATGCTTTTTACCTTAATAATGCGGTAGCATATAGCGACTATCAGCGAACGATTTTTGAGCGTAGGAGCGAAACCCTTTTTTGACTTTGAATTTGACGTACAAATTATGAGTTATAGACGTGACATAATTTCGTGGATAAAATTTGCTTCTAATTGGACACAATTCATGCGTGCTTGACAACTGGGTTTTGAATTTGTCTTTTGAATTTGGCGGTTTCTCTTACTTTATACTAGGGACATTTTGTGCGAAAAAGTTACAACTTGCACTTTTTTAAAAACGATTTTGCTTTTATTACTTATTTTTTGATTGTATCAAAAAATATTCCTTTATAATTTGTTTTGAGGCTTTATCTCAAAAGTTTTTGTTTTTTCTGGAGGTATAATATCCAATTTTGCATTTAATGCTTTCACGATTCTCAAGGCAGTATCAAGCCTGGGAATGTGTTTACCAGCTTCGATTTTGTAATATTGGCTTAAAGAGATATTTGCTAATCGGGCTACTTCTTCCATACTCATACCACATTCAATTCTGCGTTGTTTTAATCTTCCGTTTTTTTGCATGATGTTTTTCTCCTTTCCTTTCATTTTCTCTATATATATGATAATACATCAAAAAGGAAAAATAAACTGACAACTTAAATTTCGTTCTTGACTAATCGTTTACGATGTGGTATTTTAAACTAAGCAAAAACGAAAACAGAAAGGAGGAAGAATTTTGAAAGGAAAAGTCTTCGGCGAATATGCAGGAGTAGAAACGAAACAGAAAAAGGATGGTTCCGGTAGTTATAACATGGTTAAAATTGGGGATTCGACAGAATACGAAAAGGTGCAGATGTTCCTTGCGAGTGAAGTCCAGGTGAATGGATTGCAGATAGGACAAAAGGTCGTAGCAGATATAAACCTAATTCAGCGTGGTTATCAATACAGCGTAGCATGTGTGGGCATAAGTTCACAAAAAGCGCAGGAGGTAAAATAAAATGAAAAAGGCAGGAGCGTTTCTACTAATTTTATGTTTGATGGTGGGAATGTCTCCTGCCATTTCATT